AAAAATAAAATTAGAGATTACTTGTTTAGTGTTGGATTTATGATTATTTTAATAATTATAAGTTTTGCAGCTATTTTAAAAGATTACACAAACACAATAACATTTCAAAATATATCAATTGGTGTTATTATTTGTATTTTAAGTTTTGCTTTAATAAAAGTATCAGGATATTGGAAATATTATATTACTTTTAAAACAGGCAAAATTAAAAATAAATATTATAAACTAATGAAATCTATAGATATTTCATCTTTAGTTGGTAAAGTCGATCTAAGAGAAACAATAATAAAATTGTATACAGCAACAATTATAGTAATGTTGTATCCGGAAATATTAAAAGATATTCAAAAATCTAAAGAATATCAATTATTAAAGAAATCAAGTGATAAAAAACAATTCTTATCAGAAGTTAAAAATTATATATCAGATGATATTTATAATAATTTAAAGATAAATTATTTAAATATCAGGGAATCATCATCATTTCTATATACATTAATAGATAATCCAAATATTATGTCTACTATTCATAGTATTTATGATGATAAATTCGATGATATTGAACTTAATAATAAAACTGTATCATTCTTTAAATATTGTTATAATTCAGATGATTTGGAATGTATTTGTAAACAAAAAACATTTAATGAAAATAAATTATATCAATATTTAATTAATAGCGATTTATTTATTTATTCATTATGCTACATATATCGTTTAAACAGTATAAGCATTTCTAAAACTGGTAAATGTATATTTCCAGATCTTAATGAAAGATATACTAAATTTGCTACTAAAATAAATTATCCTTTTGTGGATCTTTATGAACTTTATCGTTCAAATTTGATTACAAAAGTAATGTAATATATAAAGGAATTAAAATGGAAATAAATCTTAAGGAAACTGATATGGAAACGAAAACACAAACGATTCTAACACCGAAAATTCTTAAATATTGTGGTTACAAAATTAAGAATGGAAAATTAGTAAAGACTAAATATAATCCTAATCCATATAAAAGGAGTTAAATATGAAAAATTACAATATAGTTAAATCATTTCTTACTTGTATCTGTTATATAATATTTGAAAGTATCTTTGTAATACTTGCAGGTATTTCGTTCTTCAAAATTATAAATTATATAACACCTATTGATATGGAATTATATCTTAGAGTTGCTATTCCATTATTTGCAGGATTTGTATCAGCAAATTTAAATAGGTATTTTATAATAAACATGGATGATGATTATCATGACTATCTGAAGGATAAACAAAATAAAGTTTCTAAAAAGAATATTATTTGTGTATTCTTTGTAACAATTGGATTAAATATTGTAAGTATATTAGGATTTATTACTGCAATATACAGATTCATGTGTTTAATAGTACCTATTGAATTGAATGACTTCATAATGATGGTAATACCAATATGTGCTTCACAATGTTTATACGTTGTAGTGAAATATTTGGATATTTTTGGTTTTGGTATTATATTACTTAATGAAAAAATAGAAAAGTTTAAATCTAAATAATAATAAAAAGAAAGGGATTTTCCCTTTCTTTTTTTTAGTTAATTAAAATTGTAAATTATATATTATATTAATGAAGGGTATAAGGAGGTTCTATGAACAAAAAACCAATTGACCTATGGGTTGAATATGACTCATGTGGTGATTACATATCGGGTTCATCTTCAAAAGCAAATAATTATAAAGAACTTAGTTCTTTATTAAAAAATGTTGAAGATAAACCTGAGTGTTTTTCGGGATTTCCCGGATTACAAATCAGTATTATGATTACTGATTTTAACCAGGAATTGAGCAAAGCATCAAAAGTTTTCTATGCAGTTGAAGAAGCAATTCGATACTGTGAAGAAAATGCTGCTTAAATAAAAGAAGGAGAGCCGAAGCTCCCCTTCTTTTTTTTAGTAATATAAAATATTAGTTTATATATTATATTTGTGATAAGGATTTTAAGGAGGTCCAATATGGGATACGAAAATTTTAAAATTAAAAAATGTGATGTTCTTAAGAATATAAATGGTATAGAAGAATTAGCAAAACTGGTTCTTCTATTTGGAAGAGAATACATATCAGATAATGGAGACGATGGAAGTGGTTTTAAATATCTTGATATGGAAGGCAAAACATATTATCTGTCAATTCCAACCAATTGGTCAACAAATAATAAAGGGATATTGGCAATGTGGAATCAGCTGAGCAGAATTTTTGGTATCGATGAATCCAAGTGGGATGATGAAGCAGACAGAATTGCTTGTAAAAACAATATTGCCAAATATTATCACTCGATATATGGTCGAGATTTTGGCAGAAACTATCCGTCTATCAAATTAATGGAAAATGTCAATTTGATGCATTTAAGTGTACATTTACAAGTAAGATCAGAAGATACTTGTGATGTAGGATTTGTAATGTACATATTTTCAGATAAGCAATTGAGTGAATATTTGGCATTCGAAGAAGATATAAAAAAGACGAAGGAGAAGCAAAAATAAAAAAGAAAGGGAGCCGAAGCTCCCCTTCTTTTTTTAACAACTTAAGCTAATTAAATTAGCCTTCAATAGTTGTCATTTCGTATCCAACACGACCGTTAGCCATCTGTGAATCGAAGTTGTTGATGATGTTGCCCTGTTCATCCATTACACCATTAAGTGCAAGCTGAACAGCACCAGCAGCAAAGTGACCACGGAATTCACGACCACCAATAATGATGGCTGTGCGGTTAGGGTTGTCAGCATCGATAGCTGTGAACATACGGATAGCATGTGGATAGTATACCAAGAATGGATACTCCATAGAGAATGTACGGATTGCTCCGAACAAGTTGTTACCGCGATCACGCCAACGAGCATCGTTGTTTGCAATGATACGAACTGCACGACCGAGAGAATCGGTGTATGCACACTTATCATAAACAGAGAAACCATAGTTTTCGTTTGCAGCTCCACCCTCTTTGTTATCAAGAGCAACAGCAGCATTCTCATACTTGATTTCTGGGAATTCAGTAACAAGTGCATCGTATCCAAGGAAAATCCATTCACGCTTTACAGAAGCTGGTACATTAAGATCTGTCTCAGCAGTAGCAAGTACCTTATTGAGATATGTCTTAAGACCTTCTTTGTAATCCTGGAGATGAAGACCAGGAAGGAAGCGGTTGATAGTGAATGAGAGGTTATTGTTAATAAATCCACCCATCTTTCTTGTCAACTCGAATGAATCCAAATCTACTCCGTCATCAAGAACGTCTTCGATAAGGAAGTCTTCAGCTTCCATAGCGCGGTTAAGAACTGTCCACTGGAGGTTCTTATCAGTAGCATAAGCAGCATACTGAATATTGTTGTTAGAACCGATGCGGAAGTTATCTGCCATGTATTCATTCAAAGAAACCTTTGAATAATTACGATATTCACATTCACGAATGAACTGGTACTTATCAATACCTACAGTCGGAATGTTTGTAAGTTCGTTAGCAATGTTAGAAACCTTACCATTGAACTGGAATCCCTTAATGATTGCATTTTCTTCAGCTGAATCACCAGCAGTTGAGAAGAGAGTGAAATCACCATTATCAAGGTTAAGCTGGAGAACCAACTGAACCTGAATTGGGCCAGAAGCACCTTCTACGTTCTTAAGAACAAATGAGCTCTTCCAGATACGTGTATTTGTTGAAGTTGCTCCAGGGAGGCCTGTACCAGTAGAAATATCATAGTATAAATGAATACGCTTTGTAACTACTTTATTACCATTCTTGTATTTAACAGCGGTTAAAGTACAGTTAGGTTCGATACCATACTTGTGCTTATTGCGCTTTGAAACTTCGAGAAGATTTCCCTTTACTACAGAAGCTGTAGCTTCTTCCTGAACATCAAAAAGAATGAACATGTCTTCACCACACCATGATTCTGGTGCTGTATATGTTCCATTTGATGTATTTGGTGTTACCCAGTCAACCTGTGGCAACTTGTTATAGCCAGTAATCTGACCAGAACGGAATGCCTGTGGGAAGAAATACTTCTCATCACCAATCATAAGATAATCAATGTTATACTCGAATTCGAGTCTCATTGAGTTTTTATTATCAATACGCTGGAAGATTTCTTCTGAATGAGTAGCAGCGAGCCAACCACCAATAATAAATGGAGTTGTACCCATAGCGAATGCACCAAGAGAAGATGCATATACTGCATTTCCTCCACCCCAACCTTCAAGACCGAAACCATTCATATCAGTCTTAATAGCTGTATCACGGGTATTATTCATCAAGCGTTTGAATTCCTTCTGCTTTTCTAAATCAGAATGGAAAAGCTCACTTGACTGCTCAACGGCCATCTTAAAGAGGTCGTCACGCTCCAAAATCTTCTGCCAACCTTCCTTAGAGAAAGGACTCTTGCCTGTATAAGGAGAGAGCTTTTTGTTGAAAGATTCGAGAATCTTGTAATAACCCTGGTTATGGTCATTGAAATGTTTCTCGTATTCAGCAATACAATCTTCTACAGAAAACTGTTCAAGTTCCTGATTAGTCATTTTTATCTCCTATAAGATATTAAAATGATTTTTTTAATAATTAATCAAAAAAATTAAGAACTTCGTTCTTCATTCTTTTTAGCATTGACTTTATCAAGTATCTTTTGAACTATTACGTCACATGCCTCATAATACAGCCCAACATTTATCAAATTCTCTGGATTCTGCTGCATTATGAATGACCGCTTTTCATCCTCAACCATCTTTCCCAACTGCTTTAGCTGATCAACTTCGGACCAATCAGCATAACGCGGATTATATAGGTCAAGAGCATTTTGGATAGTCTTGCTAAGTTCATTCAAGGTATCGATTGCCCAACGCTTTTGATTAATCTGTGTATAAGGATTCAAAGAAGAACCCTTATTATTATCGATGACGTCGATTCCTCCGTCACCGTCATTACCTGATTCATTACCAGAGTCATCCATAGAATCTCCATCAGCGTCCATATCCATGTCGCCTCCGTCCATATCCATATCATCACCGGCATCAAAATCCATATCATCATTACTAGAATCATTTTCACTATTATCATCATTCGGTGATTCTTCAGCAGCTTCTGCAAAAGATTCATCATCTGCTTCAAATGAAAAATCATCATTTTCAGTACTAATTATATGATTTTGTTCATATTTTTCTTCGAAACTTTCCTCATTGTGAATATTTTCAATAGATTTTTCAGATTTTAACAATTCATTCTTTTTTTCAGTAGAGAATTTGTCTAAACCTGTTTCTTCATTATCACAAAAATTTTTATCATTATCATTTAAGTTATTGACTGTCGGACTACTTAAAAATAGATCATTATAACTTTCAAATTCTCTAGACATAGAAGTTTTCTCCTATAATAAATTATATTCTAATGTCAAAAAATAAAAAAGCAAAAAATAATTAGGGAGTTCAATCTCCCTAATTATTTTACATTATATCAACACAACTTAATTCATTCATTTCATTACCGAAACAATATTCAGTTTCACCAATAACATTAACTTCATTATCATTATCATAATAAATTTCTTCATCAGAACAAATTACAAGATTATCAAATCCTGCTGATTCAGTATAATCAACCCAATCACAAGCATTAATATAATCAAGCATACTAAATCCTGAATTATTTTCTTCATTTTCTTCTTGTTTAATCTTAATAACATGATCTTTAGGTGGAGTTTTAGGTTTATCCCTAATATCAACAACACCTCTTTCTCCAACAGCATAAGATGCTTCATTTTCAGGAATAGATCCAGGTACTTCAAGTAAATGTAATGGTTTAGGAAGATAAATATCATCATCAATAATAATACCATCTCTAATTTCATATACGAAATATTCAACACCATATTTACCTTGATATCTAGATTTATTTCGTTTCATTGTTAAAAATTTATGACCATCATGAACTTCAATATCAATAAACATTGACCATGAAACTGCCTGCTCAATACCATATGATTCACCAACGAATTCATTGGTCATTTGTTTAACAGCATTTGCTCCACCTTGCATTTTGAGATTAGTAAGAACTGCACCACCAGATCTATTTAACTGATGAGCTGTTACTACTGGAATATTTCTACTCTTAGCAAGACTTAACAAATCATCTGCAATATTTTTCAACTGAAGACGATTTTCACGATTCATATCTTCTGCTCTAGGTTTAATCAATGCAATATAATCGACAATAGTCATTATTACATGGAAGCCTTCTTCTTCAAGAAGTTCAATTATCTTATCAATATCATCTACTGAAACAGAACGAGAATCAACATGTAAGAAACTAATATCAATTGGATTTTCAGATTTATTTGAATCAAATGAATGTATCCATGAACTAAGTAATTCTTCACGAGATGTACATTTACTAATATCTTTCTTTGCAGTAATCTTATAAAGTCGTTCATTATCTTCATCGAAGTCATTTTCCATTTCAATAAAGAGAACAGTTGGAACTTTACCAGATTTCTTATATTCATCTATAACTTTTGCAGCATTATATTCTTTAACCATTCTTGCAATATGAAGAAGTAATGCTGACTTAAATGAGTTTGTGTTTGCATGGAATACATAAAGATTTTTATTTAAAAATCCACCACGTGGGCCTAATGCTGAGTTTAATGCAACCCAACCTGTTTGTAATGCACTTGCTGGATTTCTAATAGCTTCATAAGTATCATAAAGATAATCAAAGAATGTTGGATCTGATGTATGCATTATCGCATTAATATCAGTACTATCATCTGTTGATCTAAAGAAGTTCATAATAGAAGTAATTAAACTTCTATAATTCATCATTATTTCTGGAAAATCTTTATAAGAACATCTTGTAAGTTCAGATGTT